TACTATTGTGTACACAATCACATTGTGCATCAAATCATTGTGATTATATCCACAACATCCAAAATGTCATGTATACATAATACATGATAAAAACCTATTGCTAAATCTAAAACCTGTGCTATAATATAATTACAAAAGGAAACAGCAAAAGCAATTAAACAACTCATTCCAAATCAGGACAAAGCATTAATGATGTGTTCAAGCATCAACAATGCAATTGCATTATTAAAGCTTTACAAATTATGGAACAACAAGTCACCATTCAAATTTCTTACGTGGAATTAAAAGCGTACGTAAAAAGGGGATTAACTCCCCTTTTTATTTTCTTAAAATTGCTGAACATAAGAATCCATTGTATAGATTAAAAGGTATTTCAATACTCGAACTTACTGGAGTTGGACTTGTGCACCAAAGAGTAACACATTCTTCACCTAAAGAACATAATTGATTACTACAAAATCCAGATGAATGTGAAGCAAATGAAACAAAGTTCTTATTAGATTCTTCAACAGTATAACCATTTTCATTTAAAAAAGAGCTTAATGTATGAGGAACTTCCATGAATCCACTCATTTTTCCACTTGAAATAGTTATATTTTTTGTTGAATTACCTATATAATAACAATTACAAGTATATAATCCAGTAGTTTCGTGTAAAAGCTTTATTTTAAAAACCATTTGGGCACTCTCGTCATAATACGTTTGTTCACCCCCGCCAGCATGCTTGTCGACGTATTGTTTCGTCGCAACCTGCATTGCTTCGTTTGGGTCTTCATTTACCAACAGAGAAGAAGCAAATTTTACGTTCTGGAAACCAGAAAAACGCATCTGCTGAAAGCCTGTTCCATCACAAATATACTGTTTAACAGTAGTGCCCGGTACGACCGAAACATTGCTAAAGGAATAAGTAATTAATTTACTATTAAGAGTGATCGGGGTGTCCGTATGAATAATCTTATTTGAAACGATTCCAACAGAACCTCCATTTGTCTGTACACCAAAACCGAAGTCTGTATCATACGCTAAATGTGCACCTTCTTCAAAATCAATCTGACTTCCGGTACCCATTAACAGATTACCTGACAGTGTTCCACCAGTGAGCGGCAAATAGCCTTGCATCTGTTCTTGCGCATCATTTTTAGCAAGTGCGATCTGACTATCAACATATAATTTCGGCGTGGCATCTCCGTTATGCGTAGGAGTTTTCACATTTTCGATTCTTGTTTCATTTCCAAACTGAAGCGTACCAATATTGTTCATTTCTACAATGTCAGTATTGGAGTTACCCGTAAGAACCAAATGTCCAGTACCTTCATTCTGATAGAGAGCATAATTCTCCGAACCGAAACAAACGGAATTATTTACTCCCATATCGATATTGCCGCTCATCGTACCACCAGTCAGTGGCAGATAATCCCCAGTAGGTTTTACCCCAGCAACAGCATTATCAACGTATTCCTTGTTTGCGGCATCCATGACATCCACAGGATCAGCAACCATAGAAATTTTCGCACCGTCAACATCAATTTCCGGATAACCTTCAAATAGAAGGGTATTATTTCCAGCCGCAATATGGCCGGTATCCATTACGATTTGATTCAGACCCATAGTCAGATTGCCGGTCATGGTATCGCCAGCTTTCTTAACATAGTCACCTTCCACGGTAGTAATGTCCTGCTTAATATTCGAAATCTCAGTGTTAATGGAACTGATATTCGACTCATTCGTAGTCACACGAGACGTAAGGGAAGTAATATCCATTTCTGTCTTATCTACTCTCGAAGTAAGCGACGTAATATTAGTTGTATTCGTCTTAATATTGTTCTCCGCAGTATTCATTCTCGAAGTAAGAGAGGTAATCTTTTCATTTACTTGAGTAAGTGAAGCATTAATTGAACTTACCTCACTATCTAATGTCTGCTTATTTACAGCATCGAGAGCTTCTTGAGGATTTGCTACATTGGAAATATTTTCTGGATTTACAAACGATAATGGGGCATAAAGTTTCAATCCTTCGGTAAGGTCAGAAAATGCAAGGGCACTATTCCCACCAAGGGACATAGTCAAAATACCTCTCAGCTCAAGGTTACCATATAAATAGGAATTTCCCTTTTCGGAAGGGGTACCAACTTGTAACCTACCTGTGTTAAAGTCTCCCGTTACATCAGCGGAGCCATCGACAGAAAGACCTCCATAAGAGATGGTAAGTTTACCCGACATGGTATCGCCTGCTTTTTTCACAAAGGTTTCCTTTGCTTCATCCAGAGTATCTGCGGCTTCTTTTGCGGAGTTTGCCGCATCGGTAGCGGACTGAGCCGCCTGTGCAGCAGAGTTTGCAGAAGCAACCGCACTGTTCTGGGAAGCCGTAGCAGAAGCGGCGGACTGAGCAGCAGAGTTTGCAGAAGTAACCGCACTGTTCTGGGAAGCCTTAGCAGAAGCGGCGGACTGAGAAGCAGAGTTTGCAGAAGCATCCGCACTGTTTTTCGATTCTGTAGCAGAAGCGGCGGAAGCATCTGCACTCTTTTTCGATTCTGTAGCAGAAGCGGCACTTTCCGATGCGCTACCGGCGGATGCGGCCGCGGATGTTGCGGACTCCTGTGCGGAGTTTGCCGCCGCTTGAGCTTGTGCTTTTGCGTTTTCTGCTTCGGTGTGGGCGCGATCCGCTTCCGAAGATGCTCTGTCTGCCTGATTCTGAGCTTCTAAGGCAGAAGCGGCGGCGGCATCCGCTTCCGAGCTGGCACGATCAGCCTGATTTTTCGCGTCTTCTGCGGACGCTTGCGATTTATTCGCTTCCTGTTCTGCCCGATCTGCTTGCGCTTTCGCTTCTTCCATCCATTTGTTGGTCTGTTCAAGAACCTCTTGAAACGCTTTATCAATGATCTCATAATTCTCATTCATGTCATTGATCACTTCATTGAAGTGCAGATTTGTCTTGTTCATGATCTCGTAAAACGAGAGAGACTCATCATAGATGGTCGGAATTGCTAACTGTGTATGATAGTGGATATAGCGAAGTGGGTTTAAATATCTCATAGTTACCTCCTAATAATATACACCGAAGAAGCAATCTTCCAGCTCCTCAATAATCATCACATCAATATTTAAAAGGGTTTCTCTCCACTTTAAAATAAGATCGTTCGGGTTTACACCGTCCCAACCGGTGATTTCACGAATATAATCAGTATTCGTTTTACCCTTGACGTTATGAGTATAGTCCGTATCACGACTATTTTCATCGGTAAAGTGACGGTCATAAGTAGAATCAACTTTTGTGTTTGAAGTATCGTTATAAGTTTGATCCGTTGTATTCTCTGAGGTGCCGTCATTCGTTGTGTTCTCATTTCCCGAGGTGGAACGAAAATCTGTAGAAGTAGCATATAGATTATTTTCCAGATCGTTCCATGTTAACTGATTCATAGGGGTGTTGGATGCCACATCTTTTACCGTTTCGGAATAAGTTCTGGTACCTTCGTCATGTGTTTTTCCCGTCTGTTTGATATTGGTCTTAGCATCGTCTGTAAAATCAGTTAATGTGTTTGCCGTGTCGGAAGTAGTCGCAGTGTCATGATAGTCACTTGTTTCGTTTGATGTCTTGTCTTCGGTACGATTTTCATTTCCGAGATATTTTTCAATATAGTTTCTTGTCCAGAGTTTTTCATATTCTACTTGTGTGGTTTCCCAAAGCTGAATATAGTATGGCATGATCTCGCCGAGGGTTTGCTGTAGGCGTAGTTTCCAAAATTCAACGGTTTCTTCACCAATTTCCCGGAAGTAATAATGCCGTAAAATCTTTTGGCAGAGGGTAGGTCGATAGGATTCTTCCCAAATGGGAAAATCATAGAAGATCTTTTCCCATACAGCGGGGATGATGGTATTTACATCCGTGACCCAATTATTTGGGGGTTTGGTATTGTCATTGATTACTTGGTTATATAAATATTCACAATACCAGCGCACCATAGTTGTTGTGCTACTCACTACTGCTCACCCCCCTTAGACTGACGTGCAGTTCTTTGCGTAGAGAAGGTATCGTCTTCTGTGTTATCCTGATAAGTATTATAGGTATAACCCTGCGTATTTTCTCCCAGAATATCTGCGTAAAGATTGGAACGAAAGTCTACCGATACGTTCGTACCAAAGAGTTCATTGAAATGTTCTACCGCTTGGCGGCGAGATACAAGCCCCACATTCTGCGCCATTTCGGAATAACCTAACCCAGCGGTTACTTCATTTGATACAAGACGCTCGGTCTTTTCCGATGCTGGGGTAACGATACCAAAGGCAGATAACATTTCTTTCCACGTATTAATCTTTTGAATCTGTAACTTATCTGCAATATAAGGGATATTTTGATTCAAAATTTCAATGTTATCAATCGGCGTTCCCTCCGAAGTCATAATAAATGGTTGATAACCAAAGAATTTCTGCATTAGGTTTTTATAAGTAAGTTTCTTTTTCTCTGGTGTTTTGACAATCAGTGCGAACTTCTGCAATTCAACGTTAGACAGAATATTCATTTCAATGCTGGTCAATTTCTGCGCAAAGAGATAAGCGGTCGGTTCATCAGGTAACCAGCTCAAGTTATTAAAACACAGAGCACAGTTTTTCATATCTAATTCTTTGTAGGTATAATTTACATTGGTACTATATGCGGTAACCTTTTTCGGCAGATTGTAAAAGTCCATCTCGCCGGTTGTGGTACACTGCAGCGAGAGATATTTTTCCAGAATTTCATCGTAAAAGAAGACACATTTTCCGTTGTAAAATAGCAACCATTCGATATATCTTTCATTCATATCTTCTGGAAGATCTCTCCACTCATAGCGAGATAATGCAATATTTCGAATACGATTGTAATAATCGTGAAATATCGCGTTTTTCATCCTTAGAATTGTTTTGTCCGACCATTCTAATGGTAAACCCCTGTTTCTCAATGTCCTAACACTCCTTCATTATTATTTAGATCATAATTTCCAACATCTGTGGTATGCCAGAACGTGATCCCGTTGGATAAAATCTGCTTGATCATTCGCATATCTCCTACAGGCATGTTTCCGGTCACCGATGGTTGATCTAACTTCAGGTAATTCCAATATTTTCGAGTGTGCAAGCTTGGGACACCGGTACTATTGACACGGTATCCAAACTTGGTGAAGTAATCATCAATTTTTACAACATAACCCCAATGCAGTCTTTTATGAATAATCCAAAAATCCATTGTTTCCATGTTGTAATTCACACCGCCGACATTGTTTGCGCCTTTGCTCTGGTCTGGTTGGCTTTTGACTACGGATAACCCGCCGAAAGTAGAAAGGCCGGCTTGCAATGTACCTAAACCCGCCTGAGCAATAGCTAATCCGGTTCCGACTCCCAAACCTTTTTTACTTCCGGCATCACCAACAACAGAACCAGAAGCGGCAGATACCGAACCTAATGCCGCAGATAACATACTCAAGGTAATATTGGTATCTTGCTGTGCATAGTAGTTCTCCCACACACCAAAGTTCCAGTTACATTTTGGAAAACCAGAAAGTTTGATTCCATACTCATAGTTGTTCTTGCATTTCATATAGTAAGATGGATACATCATATAGGTAGGGTCAGTTCCAAACGCAAATTTAAATTTAAATTTCATAGTAGTTGTGCCGGGAATTGGGTCGCTTTCTATAATATCCTCATACTTGTAGTCATAACTTTGACCGTCGAGAGTCGTAATGCTGAAGAAGTGATATGGCCAGCAGAACAGCTTATTATTTTTCGGAATGTAATCATCATCAAGAGTCGAATAATTGATTAGATATTCCTTTTCTCCTACGTTACCATTCGGATCTTCAATATTAATATTTAATTTTCCATTTCCACCGGAACTATAAGTCAAGCCAGCAGATGGAACCATTGAAATACTGTTAATTGCGCCAGCTTTTCCTCCCTCATTCATTCGTTTTAGCCATGCATTACAGTATCCAACTCCAAGATCATTCGCATTAAATCCAATATATTTTAAACCTTGATAAGTATTTTGAATTAAACCCCCTTCTAAAACCTCATCCTCTTCGTCCACATCTTCAGAAGTTGCGACAAGAATAATTGAGTCATATATGATACGATCATCAAATTCGCCATCAGTATCTAACGGGCGTGTTGATCCTTCAAATAGCCTTGAATTTTCAACATAGTAATATTCATAACGTTGCATGAACTTCAAATCTTCTTCTACCACATTTCGTGAGATGGTATCATCCGCAACGTGCATCCGCTCGATAAAGGATTTTTTAATTTCAAAATCGAAAAGCCATGTTTGCATGACATCAATTTCAAAAGTAATTGCCGTGCAATTTTCGTTGATATACAAAATGTCGGAAATAAAGGCATAAAGCCACTTATTACCAAAACCTCCATTCTGGAAACATAAGTAATTACAATCGTAAAAGTAATCTGCTACGTCTTCCAGAAAGATAGCCCACGTAGAACTATTCGATGCCAGCCGCTGATACGTTAAACCGCTATAGGTCTTTTTCGTCTTCGATGCAAAATAGCTTTCCTGTGCTGATTTTGACGTAAACAAAATCGTATCCGTATAGGTATTATCTAACGGGATCGACTGACACACGCGAACCGTTGTCGATGGGCCAATTAAAGGACGAATCATTTTTTACCTCCAATTCAGCGATAGCCTACCAAAGAATGGTAGGCTATCATATAGTAAAAGGAAAGGAGTAGAGTTAAGCATTTTCCCTCGTCGAAATGGTAGCCGTCTGGCTAACTGGAAAATACTTCGATTTTGCAGTAATGTTAAACGTGTTTGTAATCTTTTCATTTGCAGAAACATGTACTCGAACCTGAGTATTATCTACAACCTTCATGGTTGTTTCGGTAGATTCATTTCCGGTCATTTCCCACTCAAGGGTATCATCTACCGTACCAGTAGACTGGATCTTCGCATTGATGGTCACATCTTCCGGGAGCTGATTTCTATAAATAATCGATGTCGATGGTGTCAGAGTAATTCCTGTAATCTCATTATCTGGAACGGTAAACAGAATCGCATTTGCAAAACGAGAAACAGAAAATACCGTCCACTTATGAAGGAAGTAGTTCCAGTACAGACCTTCCGGATTGCGCACATCTTCAAACTGAAGGAGTACATCATAAATCTGGAAAAAGCTTTCGTCACACAGAAGCAGTTTTGCCCCGGTAAGCTCACCGAAGTTATCAATTAAGATTCTTCTTCCCATGAACTCTGCTTTATCCATGTTAAATGCGGAAGCCAGTACTTCCACATCCATCATTGCATCAAATTCTGCGTCGATGAAGATAATCTGTGAACTGCGGTCCGTATAGGTCGGAACTCCCATAGCATTGTATTGAGTACTCATAAAGGTCAGCTTATTGCTATAACCCTTTACGGTAGAAATGATTGACTTCATATTATCCGCAGTAACCGCCGGGATTTCCACTTCATAGAATAAGCCTTTCTTTGCATATTCTACAATCAACTGCTTCATGGTAATAAATTCGTCATATTCCATACCAGAGTACAGACTGGAAATAATATCGCTTACCAGATTGTAAACACCATCCTCTGAAAGGAACGCTCTTTCCAGATCTCTTCTCTGAATCGTCGTTTTAAAGAAGTTCTGATAGTCCAGCTTATGGAAAATAGACTTTACATCCGGAATTTCCCGCTTCATGAACTCCGTTTCCGCTGTCTGAGGATCGTAGATTTTCGCTTTCGCCAGAGAAGTATACACTTCCTCGATGGTTTCTCCATAATCAAGCATACCTTTTTTCAGCATGGCAAACGGATTCTTGTAAAGTCTTGAAGTAAGAATGACTTTACCGATACGGTTTACCAATGCATCGAGGAACTCATTTGCCAGTCCCGGAAAATTGAGTACCGCAGAACCGTAAGTCTTAATATCTTCCTGCGTTGCTACAGGAACTCTTTCCTGAAAGGAAAGGGATGCGTCATTACGAATCGCATTTAATATATCTGCACCGTTTTTTGCTAATTTCACATTTTTTGGTTTTGTTGCCATTTCACACCTCTTAATTTTCTTCTGTCACAAAGACATCATCATAAGTAAGTTCTTCTGCACTATGCGCAGTTTCTCCTTCATCTAATACGGTCGTATCAGAGTCCACCGTAGAATCTCCGTTCATAAAACGTTCTACATAGCGCCTTTTTAACTCATTATAAGAATTTAAGGCATCATCTTTTTCTGCATGAGCGGCAGCTAATGCTTCATCCAAAGTAACAATTTTACCTTCTAATTCTTTATTGTAATCAGCAATTGTTTTTACCGCAGTCAATCCTTCATCCGAATCCGCAAAGCCCTGACTTACAATGTCTAACGCTTCATATACCGTCATTTGGTTTCACCTCCTAAATTTTTCGCAAGCTGATAAATGTTATTTGCGTTCGTAAGAGCCATGCGATAGCAAATAACAATCACACGGAGCATATCTTCTGTCAAATTCAAACCTTCTCCTGTACCTTTAATTATATCAGATTTGATCAAATCTTCAATAATTTCTTTTGCGTAATCAGGAATTTCTTCTAATTTCTGGTATCTTTTTTCTGCCATTTCTGTTTCCTCCTTAATTTCTTCAGCTTTATATTTTTCATAATTGCCCCGAACAAATTCCGTATTTCCACGGAATAACTTTACGGTTGTTCGAGTATCTACATGAGTAAACGTCGTATACGTTCCAACCGTATATTTACTATGGTCATAGACATAGGTCTGCACTGCGGCTGGGGGAACTCCGGTTACCTGTATATCTGCGGCTTTTCCAAGCGTATGCTGAGAATTTGATACACCTCCAACTGCCGCATTATGCGACTTCGTGCGATATCCCGAAGTAATGACCACAGGTTTTCCAAAATATTCCCGGATTTGATCCAACAGATCGACTAAATTATCGTCGATTAAAACGGTAGGATATCCATCTTTTGACTGAAATTCTCTTACTTTAAAATACTTACCCACTTGATAGTCTAAATTCGTAAAAGTACTAACCATCCGAACCTCCTGTTAAATGTACATTCGAAGCCGATATATTTTGAATGTGCGTAATATGCGCCCAATAGCCAGCTTTAAAATACTGCTGATAATTTCCAAGGATATCATCACAACGATAAAACTCACTATCGTTAAAATACCACCATCCATTGCAATAGGAAGGAAAGTAGGTTGCGGTATACGTTTTCCCGTTGGGACGCTTAAAGACTACCGTAAATCTGCGGATCATAACATCAATCGCTCCGGACTCTCCGCCGCCCCCTTCTCCCCCGCCGCCGGGATCGGCACCGTTCTGAAATTCACGCCAATAATCTTCGGAGGCCCCGGTACTCCTCACGGTGTTCGATCCGTTATTTTTCCAAATAACACGGGAGCTTCGCGTGTCCACATGGGTAAAAGTACCGTAAACTCCGATTCCACCGGTCGAAAAGGTTTCTTCCACGTAGTTTGCTACGGCTAAGGGCGGAACGCCTCGAAGCTGAATATCAGCGGCCGTTCCTTTCGTATGCTGACTGGATCTCGCCCCACCTACCGCGGCATTATACGATGGAGTACGATACCCGGACGTTATTGTAATTCCCGAGCCGAAAACGCCGCGAATCCTCTCCAATCGTTCGACAAGAGCATCGTCGATCAGCACGGTATCCGATCCATCATTACACGCAAACTCGCGAACCTTAAAATGTTCCGATACATTGGTGTTTGCGTCAGTTCTCATGCTATACGTTTGTACCGCCATTGTTTACCGCCTTTTTAATTTCTTCCACCATAACCTTAATCTGTGTTAACATTTCATTCATGTGTTCATCTGACTTTGTCATTTGATAATAAAAAAGTAGACACATCACGATCGGAAATCCTACCGTGGAAATATATGACATAATCTGTTCCATTCGAGCCTCCTTTAACGGATCATATTTAAAATCTCCAAACCAATCCGCTTAACGCGCTGGTTTTCAAAATATAGAAATCCCTGCTCGTATCCCTGAATCATCAGATTCAGCCACGCAATTTTTCTTCCTCGATTTGCAAAATAGGTATTTTCGGTATGGTCTTCTCGGGTTAATGCATAGGTTACACGTGACTTGTCGAAAGTAGAATCCATATACAGGTACCCATTTCTGCGATCAAACCAAAGCCCATACTCATTATCCAAATATACAAGATTGCATACGCTCTTGACATCTCCGGTTTTCTTTTTAATAAAGTCCTTAGTATCTTCAACATATTCGTTATCTATTGCATATTGCCCGAACTTAGATCCCTCGATCAACTGCCCGAACCGAGTTGATTTTTTCTTATCTCGATAATCTTGCGATAAGGTGTGCTCCAAGTAAATTAACCCATTGTCCGTTAGTTTCCAACGCTTTTTCCCGTAAGGCTGGGTTAAGTTAAAATAATCATAATAAACATTGGAAACATTAATACTATTGGATAGAAAATATACCGGAACATCATTCATTCGAGATATCGTTTCATAAAGGTCCAAAAATAAGCGAATCTCATTTTTTAAGTATCTCTTGCTCTGAAATTCATCAAAACATATGGAAGTAACTCCGGCGTAAGATACAGATTTATCTTTTCCACCAGTATTTAAGTCCACTCCATAACCCATGAGATTCCATCCACCTTTTTCTACCTCACGTCCTCGCTCATAGAAAAAAATTCCGCTTTTCCCCGTCGTTACTTTAAATTCATGCTCCGGATATAAATACTCAATATCTTTAAAAAAAGACTTTGAAGCCTTTACTAATTCTGTTTCAAATCTTCGTAAATAGACAAAATTTTCTTCTTTTTCAAAATAATTTTTACAAGCAATCTGCGTTTTAAATCCGTACGTCTTTCCGTTTCCTCGCTCGCCGGTAATAAAATTAAATAATGCTTTCTTTTCTAAACAATTGTCATAACTATAATACATTCTTTCGCCCCTTTTTTAAGAATGTACAGGCGCAGAAGAACACTATTCCCATAGCCATGGACCTCCGGGCGGGGCTTAATCCGTGGATTCCCTTCGTCATTCTTTCCGCTAACCTGTACATACTTATTATATCAAAAAATGTGTGTATAGTCTATTTTAAATGAAATGTAGTTTCAATTAATACAGCCCCGCCTTCCGTTTGGGTGAGCATTAATTTTCCTGTATAAATCTGACCTGTTTTAAAGTTATCATACGTGACTTGTTCATAACATTTTGCTGGTAGGCCCGCACAGGTAATTAATAACTCACCATCTTTTTCTCCAATATATCGTTTCGCTCTGATATATCTTGCTCGATCAAATTCTTTTTCAATTTTAAAATATCCTAACTTTTCATTGTCCAAAGGTATATTGTCTGTCTTTTCTTTTAAGTGCAACGAATCTGTATCGCAATAAATAAAACTATCATAATTTTTCTGCGCATAGGATATGATATGCTTTCTTGCGTATGCCGTTACGAATAATCCAACAGGCAAATAATATTCTGGCTTAAATTTTGGCTTCATCGTTTCAAAATGTAAAATATTATTTTTTAAGTAAGGAATTTTTTCTGATTTTAAAGGATTTGTTGCAAATTTTCCATAACTTGAATTTTGCATCTGTTTTGAAATAAATCGTAAACCAGAGTTTCCTTCTCTTCCTGCCTTTTCTTTGACTGCCGCCCATTTTTGGATGAACTCAGTGAAGAGATTCTCTGTGCCACGAAAATAGTAAACTTTATGCACCTTGAAATACTCCGTTTCATAATGCTCTAAAAACATTTTATAATCCACCGAAGTTAAGGATAAGGTTACAATTTCACTTTTACTATTTTCCAGATACTCCCTTCCATTAAATATTTGTGAATTTTTAACCTGTATCGTGGGCAATTTACCCTCTTTCAACCAAAATTCACATTCAAATGTTATAATAAAAAGACTATATCCGGCAATCTCTTCCAGTTCATGGGTGATGATTGGCGCTCCGAATGGAAATATATTTTCTGACATGACATAAGGGTAAAGAGAATTTACATCGTAAACGACTACATTCTCAAATTCTTTCCCCTCATATCCTTTTTTTAAATAAGTCCATCCTCCTCGATAGGCATGTCGTAACTCTTTATCAATAGATAATGCTAAATTGTTTTGCTTTGATAAGTTTAAATTCGTTAGATATGGTTCATCATTTTGCAAAGTTGGAAAGATTCTTTCAAATTTTCGTTTTCCTATCGTTTCTTTCAAGTCATTCATCGCCGCAGAAGATAATGTTAGTCGGTTAATGTTATTCTCAAACATTTGATTTAACGAATCTCTTAAAATAATGACATCATTTTTTAAGTACTCAAAATCTTGCTGAGATAACGATCCTCCAATCTCTCTGTCTTCATCGTAATCAATTTCTAATTTCTCAATTCCCAAATTAAATGTCTTTGGCATTTTACTAATTGGCATTGGAATTAACTTTAAAGAGTCAACAAAGATAACTTTAAAAATCCTCGTTACTCTTTTTTGAGTTGTATAGAAAAAATTGCACTCAATTTTATACCATTGGTTGCGATCGGTAATGATTGTGCTAAACTCACATGGTCCTTCTAACTTCTCTTGCTTATGTGTCCATCCGTTTTGCAATAAATAATTTACAATAAAACTACCGTCAAATTTGAGATTGTGAAAATAGATTTTGCTTCGTTTCTTCAATTTATAACAAAATTCAATGAAAGATTGAATATTTGTTCCGCATTCAAAAGGAGAGACACAATCTAAATTACTAATCCCCCATGCCCAAACTTCCGTTTTTTCTGGATCCGTTGTTGTTTCAAAATCTGCCGCAAAAATCTCCGTCTTAGACATAGGATTTTACTTGCTCAATTCCCCATAATAATTCTTGGATTTTCTGTTCTGCGGAAATCGGCATGTATATGATAAATTCGATTGTAAATACGTCTCGATAATCTTCAGTTAACGCTAATTGGTAAAATTCCTCAGGGCTAATGTCCCCCAGAGCTTCCTCTACTACTCCTCGAATTTCTGGTCCTAATTCGTCTTCTATTCCATTTAAATAGTTTTGATAATAAGTATCAATATTTCTTTCTTTTGATAAGTCTATCATTAGACTTCGTTTAAATCTTAACCATTGATTTGGATCGTTAAATCTTCCTTCATCAAAGGGTACAGGTGTTTGCAAAGTTTTTTCTTGTGACGCTGTCCAGCCAGATCTTCCTTCTACAAACCTACCATATTTTTCTGCTCTTCTTCTTCTTTTTTCGTTTCTTCTCTGGTTTAATCTCGCCGTCTCTGATATGGCATAAGTAGATGTTAACACGTCTTTCACTCTGACAATCTCAAGATTCTTCGGCGATGGGATTTTCTTCATCTGCTTTACTTCCGAGCGTAACGCTTTCATGTTTGGAAAGTTCTTCATTAGCTCATCCACAGATCTTCGAGGAGGGGCATAGCTCTTACCGAAATGTTTTTCAATCCTTGTAACGGCGGCGTTGTAACTCCTTACCGCAGAAGCGGCGAATTGTCGCCGCTTGCGGTAAGCCTGTGTTTGTTTTGGCTTCTTTGCCATATTTTAACTCCTATACTAAATTAAATGTGGCATACTTTTTCATTCCAGTTCCTTCCTGACGGATTTCAATAGTAATCGGTTTGTTCAAAATGACTTCCTCGCCAAAGATCAACTGATAATTTCTTACAGCTCCAGCAAATCCTCTGGATAAGGCGGAATAAGATTTACCGGCTGTGTCAATGATAATTGTTCTTGGTAATACTTCGATTTCCCCTGTCTGCTGTGATTTCATCTCTACTGGGTAAACTAACCATGCCTGCACTTCAATCTGCTGTCCGTAACAATCCGAAATTTTATAATCCGGATTATTTAACGCATTGAATACATTCATTTTCAATTCTTCAGGTAAGGTCTGCACTGTCTTCTGTACGCTTAATTCGTTCATTTTGTTTCCTCCTATTGTTAAAAAGAAAAGATTATATATTCAATAAAGAATCTCTCAATTCTTTAATGACACGATTTAAATCTAAAATATCATATCGCTCTAATTTATCGGTGATATCTATCCAATCTAATGCCATTTGATCATTTTCTGTATCTTCTAAATCTAAACAAACATCGTCGGTATATAGATTATACCATAAAGTATATGGTTGGTTTCTATATATTCTATCACGTATTTCAAATAATGCTTCAATTTTTCTCATAGATTCTGCAACACCTCACTGTACATGTTCATCGCGTGTAAATAGACAAATAAGTTATAACCAAAATATAATACTCCAAGAGCTATGATTGCAATGCCTATCCAAAAATATTGTTTTTTCATTTTATTTACTCCTTTCCTGTAATAATTTAGAAGAAAATTATAATGAACTCAAGCAGTAACATTACAATTCCTATCCAAAAATATTGCCGGTTATTTTTTCCTATATTCATAATATTCTGTCCCATCCATTAGGACGTATTCATTTTCAACTTTTACGACCTTTTTTCTTTCACTATTCGCTTTCTTTGCAAAGTATCTGGAAATATACCTTCCTGTTTCTGGATTAATTCCCTTTTTCTCATTTTCTGTCTGTGGCGGTTTTCGATGTCTCTTTCGATATTCAATATCTGCAATTGCTGTACTGGATTTGTAATAGCGGCGATGATAAACATAACCCTCAGGATTTTCAATGTAATTCCCATTGATAGTTAAATGCAAACGCCAACCATCTTTATCTTCATAGATTCTATCTTCCCATGACTTTGCAATACACTCAAAGTTTTCTCTTTCATCTTTTGGAAGTTCAAAGAAAAGATAATGATTTTTTAAATAAAGTAAAATATATTCTTCTGCCGCTTCTTTTGTTGGAAAATCCCCAAAAATTCTATTAAATTGTGTTTTAATGCAATAATTACATTCAATAGGTATGATCAGAAATCCGTACATTTCATACCAAGGTTTTGGAGCTAAATCATATCTTTTTTCCAAATAATGTAAGTCCTTCAGTTCAATGTCTAAAGCTTCTTTAAAGTCTATGTACATTCGTTTCCTCCTTAATTAATCTCAAATTCTTCTGCAAAAGTTTCATAGTGAAGATATACATAGCGGTCCATGAAATCCTCATCACTGCAAGGTGTGAGTTCCCACGCGACACGTTCACGAAGTTCATCATCCATATAGTGTTCAAAAGTGCTAAATTCTTCAACCTGACCAGTTCTCTTGTTAACTACTAACATGTTATTTCCTCCTATCCAATTACCATTGCGGTTATGATTGTTTTGATTTCTTGATTAGATAATTTGTAAAGCTTTAATAATGCAACTGCATTGTTGATGCTTGAACACATCATTAATGCTTTGTCCTGATTTGGTATAAGTTGCTTAATTGCTTTTGCTGTTTCCTTTGTCATCTTTTGATCTCCTTTCCTTTTGTAATTATATTATAGCACAGGTTTTAAAATTATCAATAGGTTTTACTGATGTATTATGTATACATGACATTTTGGATGTTGTGGATATAATCACAATGATTTGATGCACAATGTGATTGTGTACACAATAGTA